CAGTGAGTTTCTTTCTGCGTATGGAACTTTACCACAGTTTACTCCCCCTAACATATCTATTGCTTCATCTTTGTGAGATTGAAATACAACAGATCTATTTACGTACTCACCTTTATCTGTATCATAATGCATGTACTGCATACCAGTGATAAAAGGTCTAAATGTTATTGGTTTACCAAATGCAACTTTTCCTGCACTTGTATCAAACACAGAAAAATATCCTACTGGTAACTGATTACCATCATCATCTTCTGGGTTTCTATTTATGGACAACCTAGGAATACCATCACCACTAGGTGTGCCATCGTCTTGACCTATGGCTTTCATTAATTGCTCATCGGTCATTGTATTTATATTTGCTAGTTCATTTTTTGTCATTGAACCCTCCTTATAATTTGATTTGCAGTGTATATCATAAATTTAAACAAATGTCAAGCACTATTTTTTATTTTTTTTCTTACCATATGGTGGATATACCAAGTCGCATATCCACAAAAATATGACAAGAACTAAGCAAGCAGATAAAAATATATCTAGCATAGTCTAGTCTCTCCCTCTGTTTGTATCACTTGATATCCATCTATTTCAGCGTATTGCTTCCATAGAGAATAGTCTTCATGATTTTTATATAAATATAAGGTAGTATAATTACCTGTATAATTATCTTTAAATGCGTTGTACTCTAGGTAAGCATTGTACTCACCATCTTCAAACTCATCTAAAGTTTCTAGTGCTTCAACCATATTACTTTACTCCTCGTATTGATGTTGTTTAATTTTAATATCGAACTCTATTTCACACCCATCATTAGCGTCAAAAAGTTCTTCTAACATAGGTATAAATTTTTTATGGTGCATACCTTGATTAGATTTTAAGTTAAGTTTGTTAATATTATTAATGTATTTTTCTTTTTTGTGGTCATAGTCTTGACCCACTACATTAATGTTATAGTTATCTATGTACATATTTACTCCTATATAGTTATTGGTACACATTTATAGCTTAAGTTTTCTTCTTTTTCAGCTTCAGCTATATCATTATATTTTTGAGCAACTTCAGATGCTTGATCTGAATCTGCTATTACTGACTGTATAGAAAATAGTGGTTGTGCACCACTAAATTCTCTCACTCTAATTATTAAATTAGTAGTTTTCATTATTAATTGTCCTCCAATTTATGTTTATTAATAAAGTTTTTTTCTTCTTCCCAGAAAGAATCAAGACCTAATTTACTTAATGCTTTACTGTAGGAAAAACCTAAAGTAAGCCCATGGGGCGTATCATATTTTTTTAAAAATATATCAGATACATCTTCTGAACTATCTTTGTAGGAACCATATCCTGCGGCAAGTACAACTGCCAATGCTTTTTTTTCGTGTTTAGTTAACTTCATGCTACTAATACCTCCTTCATATCTAACCAGTTATATCCTATTTTTAACTCTGTGTCAAGTGGAACATTGAAATCTATATTATAATATTCTTTCAATGATTGTATAACATTACGTGTGCCTTCCTTAAATATTTTACCCATTATATTTTCTTCACCTGGATACACATCAGCTACAATAGAATCATGTACAGTATTGACTAACAAACTTTTTACCTTTTGCTCTTTCATTAACTTATAAATATTTATACAAGCAAGTGGAACTATATCTGCCGTAGCAAAACCTTGCACAGGATAATTTTTTATTTGTGTTCCATAACTTGAACCACCCCAAGGCATTCTTTCAGCATACGGAAATGAATACTGTCTGCCTGTAGGTATTTTTATAAATTTATATTTGATAGCTTGAGTCTGCAATTCGTCATGCCATTTTTTTATACCTTTATATTTTTCTAAAAACTTACGATAATATTTTTTTTCATCTTCAGTTCCTGTCACACCACCATACAAAGGTTTGAATGTATGAGCCTTTGCATCTTGCCTAGACACACCTATGATATCAGCAGTGTACTGGTGAACATCTATATTATTTTTCACATCTTCCATACCTTGCTCATCTTGAGCCATAAATACAGCAGTTCTAAATTCTAACTGTGCAAAATCTATCTCTAATATTTTACCATTTGAAAATCTAGATTTAACTACTTGTCTTATTGGAAAAGTTTGACCTCTAGGTTGGTTTTGAAAGTTAGGATCTCTACTAGATAATCTACCTGTTGCAGTTACTGCCTGCATAAATTTAGGATGTAGCATACCATTAGTATCAGTATGTTCTTTTATACCAGATATGAACGTATATAGATAAGTATCTATAGCATTGTACCTTACAATAGCTTCTAGAAACTCTTTTAATTCTCCCTCTGATTCTGCTGCAAGTTTAGTCAATGTAATTTTATCTGTTTTAAATCCACCTTCAGATACATCATATACACTTTTAGGTACTTGATTGAACCCTGCAAGTTTAGCCATTTTAGAATATATAAATCCTTCACCATCGCAGTCAACACACTTAGTATATTTTTTATATGGGCTTCCATCTTTTTTTATTTTCCTAATAACACCCTTACCTACACAGTGTAAACATTGGCTAGCTGTAGTTTTATAGACAGGTTCAGTATGTATCTTAACTAAATTTCTAAACTGCACTCTTGATAACTGTGGCTTACGTTTACTCTTACCTGTATTTTTATCTACACCTATGTTAAATATTTTTGCCCAACTATTTTTGTCTAAAGGTTTTTTAGAATATATTAACCAAGATAATTGTTCAGAACTAGATAAATTAATTTTAGTATCACCCATTTTATTATATACAATCTTACCTATCTTCTGCTCTAGATAATTTTTTTCTGCTTCGTATTCTCTATTAACTTTTTCTAAAACTTTTAGATCTACATAGATACCATTTCTTTCCATATCAGATAGGACACACAAAAATTCACCCATCATCTTTGCAGTCTTAATTAAATCTTTATTTGCAGGAAGTCTAAAGTCTTGCATCTGACAATCAAATAATTTTTTAGTAATAGCTACATCATTCCTACCATACTCCTCAACTAAATCAGCAGGTATATTATCAAATGATATACCATGATCCATATACTCTTTGATACGATCATCTTTCATACCTATCTTCCTACGTTGACAACACATTTGTAATGTTAAAGATTTTCTAACACCTTTGTTAAGTATATATTCACCTAACATAGTATCATATACTTTACCAGAATATTTAAATCCTGCCTCCAATATCCACATTAAATCAAATTTAAGATTATGACCAACTAGTAGTGTAGTCTCATCTAATACTTCCTGTATTCTAGCGACACCACCTTTACTTACTTTTTCAGAATGAAAAATAAAATAGTATTCACTACCATATTTTGATTCTAATCCCACACTTACCAGTTTATTATCTGGGTGAAATGGAGATGGATCAAAACCATTGTTTTTATTTTTTTGATATGTTGTTTCTACGTCTATTACTGTTATCATCTATACCTCCTAAATATTAATCTCCAAATCCAAGACCTCGTTATGCTTACAACTGTAAATATTAAAGCTATATTTATACTATCTAAAATTGATGGATGCAAATCAAATATAGGAAATATAAATATTTGAATTAATATTGCTAAAGCAAATCCACTCCCTACATCAATAAAACTTTCTATTAAACTTCTCATATATTATACGTCATACCTACTTAACTGCCTATATATTTTTGCATCAATAATTCCATGATACCCATTAATTTTATTTTTAGAAATACAAAGTGATCTATCCATATTCTCTACACCTTCTACATCTTGTCGCTTACCTATTCCAATAATTAAATCTGCTTCTGCAGCTTTACCAGTTTTAGAGTTTTCCATCATACTAAAATTCATATGTCTATGGTTATCTGCATCTGCTGAAGCCTGTGATAAAGCAATGATAGCACACTTTCTACGTTTAGCTATCTCTCTTGCACCTGTGTATATTGCCCTTAGTTTTTCATCTGTCCTTGCAAATGTACCAGAAATATTTACTTTATCAAGTTGATCTATAACAATAATATCTGGTTTATGTTTTTCACAATGAGCATCTATATCATCAATTGTCCAATCAACTGTATCAAATAATCTAATCTTATCTTTTACATTATCCCATATTCCATTTGCTGTTTCTATGTTGTCTATAATCTCTTGTCTATTTAAACCAAGATTACAAGATATGGCTCTCATCTGTGTTCTGATAGCAGGTTCTTCATTTATAAAAGCATGTACGTTTGCACCTTGTTCGGCAAAACCATTTGGTGCTGCAACTAAACTAACCCAGAATGCTGTCTTACCTGTCTCTGGTCTAGCAAAAACAATAACTAAATTTCCATCTCCTATACCACCAACTCTATCTCTTAAAGTTGGTATATGAAATTTCCATTTAGTTGTATCAACTAGCTGATTCATAACTTCACCT